TTTTCTTTCTTTTTATCTTTTTCACTCATTTTTATTCACTTTCCTTTTCCACATGATTTTTTTATGTCTTAATTCACATACACGAAAACCAACAACTTCATTACTGTCTTGATAAATCTTTTCTATATTTCTGATGTCAATATATCTGTCAGTGTTTTCCTCGTAAAAAAGAGATTTATTTTTATTGAACCAATTTAGGGATTGTTCGATTAAGTCATCTAAATTATATGATTTAAAGAGAAAACGTATATCTTTGTTTTTATAATAAGTAAATGAGTCTCCAAGTGTAGTATCAACAAATAAGGAAAGGTAAAAAGGTTTGGGGCATTTACCATTTTTAACTGGTTCGTTTTGATATATTTCATCACCATACTTAATCTGGGTTATATCAAGAAAGTTGGGTAAAATGTTATGTTTGTAGATGTTTAAATCATCATCATATGGAACAATAATTGCATAATTTCTTTTATTACTATTCTTGATATTTATCCAGTAATTAAACGCTTCACTTATATCTTTATCATATTCGGGTATTCTGAATATTGCACCCTCCTCATTTTGGAGGTGTTTATGGTAATTATTGTAATTATGTATTATAAAGTCATGAATTAAATGTATTATTTTTTCTTCTTCATCTGTTCTTTTATTTATGGGCTTTTTCACACCTTTTAAGTACATGTTCATGGAATCGATTTGTTGTTTTAGAGTAAATATACCTACAGATGTCATAACTACATTTTCATATATTTTTGAGTTTAATAGGGCATTTAACAAATCTTCTTTTCCTTGTTTAATTTTTTTTATGTTTTGATATAGATATTCTATGCTTTTTGAGTTACTCATTTTTATCACCAACATCTGTTTCTGGGGCTGATTCGGGTTCAAGAATAGGGAAGTAGTTTTTATCTATAATGAAATGGATATTTAATTGTTTAGTTGTATCCCAGTCATTATAAACTATGTATTGTAAATTAGGGGGGGAATAGTTTTTTGGGGGAAAACGAAAATCTATGTAGAATTCTTTAAAATAGGGTAAAAACATGTGGCTGAACAAGAATTGAAGATAACTAATGTCATTAGATGATATACAATTCATTTTTTTATTTAGGAGTAGATTTACACCTATTAGTCTATTATTTGGTTTGACATAATAAAGTGTTATTTTATCTACGTATCTATGAATGACCATCATTATTCTTTTAGCTACCATTTTGTCATATTCTTTGAAAAAAGATTTTATTTTATTTATATGTGTTTCTGGTTTATTGTCATCTATATTTATGCTAAAAGTTATATCTTCTTCTGTTATTTCTACTTCTTCTATTGTTTCTTTTTCTTCTTTAGACATCAGACATCACACCAACCTATATTTTTATACCAGTTCTTATTTTTATATACAATTTCTTTATGCACTAACGTACATAATTTGTTACATAAAAGTGCATATCCGTGTTCATCTGATTGATAAATATAATATACACTCAGAATAGTGATAAAATTTCCTTCTTTGTTCATTTTTGATTGGTTATCATTAAACCATTTTAATGACTTTTTAATTAAATCTTTGAATTCGTATTCTTTATAAAGAAAAGTCTGTTTTTCTTCATCTACATCAGATAAAAGGGAAATTAAGAACGGTTTATCTAGATATTTTTCTATTTTTTCGTTTTCTATTATTTTTTCTCCGTCTTTAATATCATCTAAAAATCTACTAGTTTGCATGACACGTTCAATATAATTGTTTAGAATTATAAAGGCATATTTATTTTCTTCTTCTATTTTACTCATTTTCTTTTTCCTCTTGTTCTTGTTCTTGTTCTTGTTCTTTTGGGGGCAATCTGAAGTGTTTGCACTTACATTTGATATGCTTACATATACTACTTTGATAAGCTAGGTGCCCGTCTATTGTTACATATTGAAAATCATGATGACTTTTCAAGTGCCCGCATATACATAAGGGGTCCAGTTTTTCTTCTATTATTTTCATTTTTTTTCACTTTATCCTTACCATTCTTTTATTATTGTCCAGCTTGGTTTATTTCCTTCTTTTTCTTTTACGTATCTTTTGTCTCCACATTTGTTACATTTTATTTCTATTATTTCTCCATAGTCTTTTGTTTTTATTACTCTTCCAGTTGTATAATACGTTCCATCACAATATTTTCCTTCTTTCTTTTTTCTACTTAAACATGTAAGTAATAGTCTTTCTTTTCTTCCATAGTCATTAAAACTTTTTATTTTTACATCTTTTTTATATATTCCATATCTTTCTCTTTCTTTTTGCATATTCATTTTTATCTACACACACTTACGTTTCAACATATTTAAACATAACGGTAACATTTAAAAATAGTTAATCATAAGTAAATATATGAAAAAGAAGAAAACAAAAGAAAGAAAATATAAATTTGAGGCATATGATGTGATATATTTGGGGCTGGGAGATATAAGGATACATGCAAGTATAAAAGATAAGAAATTACTGGAAGAGTTGGAAAAAGAGGGAGGAAAAATAGGAGTAAGGTTACCAAGAGAGGGGTGGAAAGTAGAGTTGGTAACGGAAGGAGAAATAAAGGTAAGAAAGAAGAGACATAAATGTGATAAGGAACATTATAGAAAAATAGGAGAAGAAGAAGGAGAAACAGAAATAATTTGTTTAAGATGTGGATATAGGTGGAAAACAAGTGCTAGATATGTAGAAGATATAAGAGAAATGACGGAAGAAGATGAGGTAAATGAACATTTTATGTATGTAATTAGAGATAATTATGAAATAGTTATAAAAAAAGAGTAAAAAAATATAAAAATATAAAAAATTAAGAAAGTTTTTTAAGTTGTTTATAATAATCTTCTATTCTACGGTCATTTATGCCTAATTTGATAGATATTTCTAACAAGTATCTCTGTTTATGATGTACTCCATCAGTAGCTAATCCTTCTGTAACTAGTTGTCTTAAATCGTCTAACAATTTTTGAATTATTTTGTCCATTAAAATCCCCATTCCCATTCTTCAATGGTTAGTTTTTCAACATATTTGGCTTTGGTACGCCAGAGTTGATGACATTTTTTACAAAAGATAGTAGAATAATCAGATGGATATTCAGCTCCTCTGGGACCAGCGTTGAAATAAGAATGATTGTGTTTATAGTGTCTAATAACCCAATTCTTCATTCTTTCTTTGAAAGGTTCTTCACAACAACATGCTTTTCCACCACTCATTGGTTATCATCTCCTTTTTTATGAACACTGGCTAATATATTTACATTTAAACCTTCTACAGTTTCTTTTTCATATAATTCGTATTTACCAGATACTTTTTTATTATTATTTACTTTGTGATATTTGTTGATAATAAAATTGTTTCTGTATTCTTCTATAATATAAATGTTTAAGTTTTGTTTGTATATATCAGCGTTATCTATTTTTTCATAGTTATTTTTTAAATATTTTACGGATTTTTTTATTGCTTTTTTAAGGCTTTTTGTCTGGAAAAGATATTTGTATTTGTTTTTATTTGATTTGTAATAATTAATTTCATCATAGAAAAGAACAAGATAAGGATATTTATTTGTATTCTTATGTTTTGACCAATTGTCTATTTCGTTTATATATATTGTTTCTTTATTCATTTAATCACCTTTTTCTACATATTTCTTATTTCCATCAACGATATTGACTACTATATCATTAGGTAAAGAAAGAGTTTCTTTAAGTTGTTTAGAGATATATTGAGGATATTGAACAAGAGCTTCATAAGATAGTTGAATTATTTGGGTATTAGGGGAATAAAAATTGATAAAAGGTATTTCACTGTAAAGACTAATAATAGATTGTTGGTAAAGGTCATATCTGTTGTTTATACCACTAGGATAGGGAAGAATTTTATCGCTAGCTTGTTGAGATTTGATAACAAAATGATAATCCCTATTAGTTATGACTATATGAGAAGTGGGATAACCTATCTCTTTTAATCTCTTGATTAGACGTTCAATACTATAATATTTTCTGTCGTGAGGAAAACTTCTACGTAGAACAATAATGTTGTTGTCAATATTCAAATTTTTCTTACCATCAATGACGAAATCAAGAGGTTGATTATGGCTATCGTCTCCATAAGCTCCTCCGTTGATAATCATTTTGGTAACTATACGTGTTCCGGTTCTTTCTAGTCCAAGAACTAAAATACTCCTTTTTTTAACATATTTTTTATTTTTGTTAATCATCTAATATTATCTCCTCTTCATTTGTTATGTTATTTGTTTTTATTTCGGTAAAAATAGAATTTTCACCTTTAAAAGGGAAAACAAATAAACCTTCATCTTTCATTCCATAAGAATAGATTTTGGGAATACGGTTAGACTCTTGTAAAATATGGTAATAATCTTGAGATTTATAAGAAGATAGACGATAGTTTAAGTAATGCATAAAGGCGTCTGAACCCATAAACAAAGTCTTGATTATAGGTCTTATTTCATAGGGGTTGGGGTATCTTATTTTTCCTAGATTTATGTCTCCTATTTTTATTTCTACTATTCCATGAGTGTTATAAATAACGTGATAAGGAACTATTTTACTCATTGATGATAGGTAATCTTCTAAATAAAAATAAGGAGATGCAACACGTGAAAAGTCTAATGATAAAGAAGATGCAAAATTTTTATGTTTAGGTATTTCTTGCTCATTATGTAAAACTAATTTTTGTCTTTCTATATTTATTAAACTTGTATTGTTGTTTGTAAATTCTTTTTGTATCTTTGTTGGAAAAGAAGATAAGTCTTTAAATTGTTTGGGAACATAATCTATCCATTTCATTTTTGTTTTGTTAAATATTAATGGAACAATGTTAAATGTAGTCTTGGTATCTATTATTGATAATGTTCTTGCTGTGTATAACATATGTAATGAGGAAAAAGTTTTTTTTAAATCTATCATTGCTATTTTAAGATTGATAGTTGATAAGATTTCATCTTCTTTTTTTAGTAAGGTTTTGTTTATTACTCGTTCAATAAACCCTCTTGTTATACTACTATATAATATTGATGGATTAAGATGTAATATCCAATCATTTGATGTGAAATCCATTAAAGAGTTTAATGATTCTGATGTATCTATTTTTTTACTACTTTCTGATATTATAACTGTTCTTATCCCAATATCTTCTAGAATTGATAGAATTTTTTTCAATCTCTTGTGCTCTGATTTGGAACAAAAAACAAATATTTCTGTTATACAATTTTCTGGTAATCTATTGGTTACTAGGTCATAAATCCATGATGTTGTATATTTTATCAGATTATGTGTTCCTTTATCTCTATTGACAGTTGTTATTATACTTATTTTTCTTTTTTCTTCCTTCATCTAATCACCTACTTCATTTTTAGGTATGTAATTTTGGCATGTGGGAGAATTTGTTGTTTCATTTATAGCAATAATCACTAGTTCTAACTTACAATTACCATTGTTATAAAATATACAATTAGGAGCATAACAGTCAATTAACTGTTTATGTTCTTTTTTGTTTTTCATTTAATCACCTCTTTATTTTTTATATAATGTTTGAATAATATAGGATTTTTTTGTAAATATTTTTTTATTTTTTTTTCTGACAAATCTTTTAGTATATTTTTTTCTTTGTTTTTATAGATATTGTTAATCATATAAGGGATAACTTTGTGATTTAGTTCTATGGATAGAGGTATTCTATTATGTTTTAAAGCCGAAGCACCTATATTTCCACCACCAGCAAAAGGGTCTAAAACTATGTCTCCTTCTTTGGTAAAGTATTGTATAAGTTTATCACATAGCTCTGAAGGTAATTCTGTTGTATATTTGAGTTGGTTTTTTTTGTATTTTTTCTTTATTTCCCATACACTATATCTATCAGCATAAGAAAGTTTTTTATTTTCTTTACTAGTTGGGGGGAATCTACAATCTCTGTTAAAAACAATTTCTTTTTTATTTTTGTTACGGGTAAGTGTTAACCAATGAATATGATAATGACCAGTTATTATTTTATTATTTCTCATACCAAATTGATATTTCCAAATTATATGTCCTTGGTAATTATATTCTGTTCTTATAAATTTATGATTTAGAGCCTCAAAAAAGATAGGTAAATTATTCCAACTGGTAAATATTATAATATTAGCAGTTTTTTTACATATAATAGATGATGCAAATAAGAAGAAAAGCATATTATTGGAATATTTTATTGTATCCCATTCTATATATCCGCCTATGACATTTTCTTTTTTTCTATTATATGTTGGTTGATTTTTTTCCAGATTTATAGCAAAAGGAGGGTCTGTTATTATGTGGTCTATAGAATTTTCTTTTATTTTACCCGTAAGGTGGCTAATTATTTTTAAAGTATCACCATATATGATGGTCATTTTTTTCACCTCTCGGTTTTCTTATTGTTATGTGTAATTCATTTGTGGTTTGAACACAGAACATTGTAATCTATTATCAAAAAAGGTATTATCTTTTAATCTTTGATGTGGACCACAATAGCAACAATATATAGGTAAATCTATTTTTTGTTCTTTTTCACTCATTTTTTTCTTTCTCCTCATTTTTTGTTTCTTTTATTTTATTGAGGTGTTGAGTCGTGTCTAGTTTTATTATGTTTTCTTTCGTTATATCTTCAGTTGGAATAGGTATTATACTGTAATCTATTGCCATTGCTGGAGAATGTTCATATAAATGATGGGCTGGAAAATAAAGATAAATTTTCCAATGTTCATAAATTTTCCATTGGTTTTCCCATTTTTCTGGGTTTTTATCATCTGTATCTTGAGCATCAAAAACTATTGGATGATTAGAAATAAAGAAGTATCCTTCTGGCACTTTTCCATATGAAGGTAAGTCTTCTATTCTTATTACATGTATTGCTTTTTTAAACACTTCTGAGTGTATAAAACTTGTTGGTTTAAGTGTCCATGTTTCAAATTTTATTGGTATTTTTGATGTTGGGTTCATTATTTCTTTTACTATGCCTATATCTGTTTCTGATAGATGTTCAAATTCTCCTATTATATATCCTCTATCCCATAGGCAAAAAGTTGTTTTTTCTCCTATATATACTGGTATTAATTCTTCTTTTTTTACTACTACTTTTGTCATGTTTTGATATTCTTTTTTATATATTTAAACATTACGATTACTTTTAGCTAATTTTAACAGACAAATTTAAGTAAGATTAAAAGAAAAAAGAACATATGAGCGAATATAAATATTATGAGGATGAATATGAACCTTATGCAACGGTGTTAAGTCAAAGAATGAATCAGACATGGTATTATGACCAAGGAAGACCAAAGAATGAAGGGAAATTATTATTATTACCAAAAAAGTTTATACGTTTTACAGAGGCAAGAAAAGACAATATATTAAAATATGAAGAAGCAATGGATACAGTAGGAATAGTCATGGCTTGTCTAGATTTAAAGGCAAGTATGACTGTGGCATATGGTTACACATTCGGTTTTGATAATGAGGAAAAGTTAGAAGATAGGCAAAAAGAAAAGTTGAAGTTTTTAAAATTATGGAGTAGGTATGTGGGTTTAAGCACATTAATGGAAAAGATAGCTTTGTGTATAGAGGGATTAGGAGATGCTTTTGTAGAAAAGATTTATGATGATAATAGTTATGACGAGGGGGGTTGGGGAATAAAAAAATTGAAACTTATTCATCCTCATACAGTTGAAATAGAAAGAGATAGGTGGGGTAATCCAGTAAAATATGTGCAAGATGTATCAAAAATAGAACATGTACAAGGCTCATATTTTGTTCCAAGAACGAGTGGAAGAAGTAGAGGAAAAGGGAGTAAAGAAGAAGATGAGTGGCTTATTAAAGTTCCAGCAGAACATGTAGTTCATTTTAAAAGAAGAGATTATACTGGTGGGGCTTATGGTAGGTCATTAATGAGACCTATAAGGACTTCTATTAACATTTTACTTGGTGCGGAAAGTGATACTGCTGATATAATTAGGACTATGGCTAGACCATTAACTGTTTGGTACATGGGAGATGCTGATAATCCTATGCCTAGAAAACATATGGAAGGAATAGCTGATGCTATTTCTCAAGGGTTGTCTATGGGTTCTGATATAGCAGTAGATGGAAGAGTTAAAGCAGAAGTTATTTCTGGTGGAGATAAAGTAATGGATACTGATTGGTTTATGGAATATCAAATAAGAACTATTTCTACGTCTTTGGGTGTTCCAGCTACTATTTTAGGTTTAGTTCCTTCTACTTCTGGGCAAACAGATGAAATAACAGAAGAATATTTTAGAAGAAGAGTAATGGTTCTACAAAATTATATAGGAGATACATTTACTAATCAAGTATTTAGAGATATCTTTCTTTTTCATCCAAATGATTTGAAAACTGACAGAGGGAGAAAAGAGGTACATAATATTACTCCTAGACAATATGCTGAAATACCTTTCATTAGATATAATGCTATTGAGAATATACCTAATAGAAGATTAAGGGTAAGAGAAGAACTTATTGCTGGTACTTTGACTTTGAGTGAAGCTAGACAAGAATTTGGCAGACCAGCTTTTTATGATGAAGATGATTTACATCCTCAACTTCGTCAATTTGTTGCTCAAGCAAAAAATTTGGATAAATCTACAGAGAATATGGATAGGGAATTAGATATACAAGAAAAAAGTTTAGAAGTTCAGAAAGAGACAGCCAGAATGAGTGCTAACTCTAATTCTGGAACTAGAAACACTAATACTAAAACTCAATCTCATCAATCCGAAAAGACTAAACCTCGTATGAAAAAGTAGTTTATCGACAAAACCTTTCCTTCTTCTTTTTGATGCTGTTTTAGAACTAACTGTTAGATTTTGTGGGTTACACCGCTTCTAGTTGAACATGTTTATATATTTTTCAGTATTGATAAATATTATGGGGTATAACGAAGATACTCATATATTACAACAATATTTACCATTGTCTAAATATGATGATGATGATATTGTAGAAAAATATGATATAAAAGGATTGCCAGTAAAGGGGATAGCAGTATCTAACCAGACTAATATGTTTGGAATAAGATGGCTAGACCAAGCTTTAGCTAGTTACTCCAAGTCATTAAAAGGAAAAGAGATAGTTCTCAATCATCATTTTGATGACGTAACAAAGGTTGTAGGCAAAATAAAAGATGCTTACTTTAATCAAGGAGTAATTGAGTACGTAGGAGACATAGACAAAGAAGACCCTAGTAAAATTGCACATAAGATAGAACAAGGATACATAAGTAATACTTCAGTTAGAGCATTGTTGAAAGATTTCAGATGTAGTATCTGTGGAGAAACAATAGGAAATTGTGTTCATAGAATAAATCAGACTTATAAGGGACAAACATGTGAAGGATTAATTTATGATGCTGAAGCTGTGCATCTTGGTATAGTAGTAAAAGGTGCTGACCCCAATGCCACTATTGGAGTGGCTCAAAGTGTATCAGAATTAGAACAATATAATTCTAACAATTATATGGTTCTGGTACAGTCGATTAATGATTCTAAACAAAAGAGAATCATGGAACAACAATATAAAGAGATGAAAATAATGAGCGAAAACGCTGAAAAGAACCTAATAGAAGAGTATAAAAAACAAATAGAGGAATTAAAAGCCTTTAAGGAATCTATTATGCCTACGCTTGAACAAATGAAGAAAACAGCACAAGAGAACGAGAAATACAAGGAAATGCTTGAACAGATGGCTAAAGAGAAAAAAGCTAATCTAATAGACCAGATTTGTGCTATAACAAAAGAAGAACCTAAGACTTATGCTGACAAAGATGTAAAAGTACTTGAACAAGTATATAGCACTGTAAAGGTGTTAGAAGATAAATCTCCTAAAACTAAAACTAATACTCTTGAACAAAATACGGAAATTGAACAGTCCAATGGAAGATTTGTAACTGGCGATGCTAAAAGAACTAAAGCTGAAGAGGAAAGAGAAAAAATAATTACTGGTATTGGTAGAATACTAAATCTCAGTTGGACAAGGAATGCTAGAGATGAGATATCTCTAAAAGATAGAAATGAAGTGGCTAAAATATTGACTCAGTCAGCTTTCAGTGATGGAGGAAGTGATTTATAATGCCAAAATTCAAATATCCTTATAGAGGTGGATTATATTATGCACCAAAGAATGTAAAGATGGCGGCTGTAGCTAGTGGAAGTACCAATTGGGGTGCTGGAACAGTCATTGTTCAAACTGGTCAAGTCAATTCTACACAATATTACGGAAGCGATTACGGAGAAGCATTAATGCCAGAAGCAGATATTCTTTCTGCGGCTGATGTAGCTGCAAGTGGAGTTATACTTGGTAGTGGAGCTACTGATTATAAGATTTTAGGAGTTGCTACAAGAAAAGCTATCCCTCAATTTAATGTGTGGGGTAATGCTTTAAACATTTACGATTCTTGGTCTGGAAGTTCTACACTTGAAAATCAAAACATTGGAACATATGTTACTAATGAAGTTATCTGGGTATGCTATAGTGGTACCGCTCCTACAGTTGGTGGATACGTAACACTTTCATCTGGGACAGATGGATATGTAGAAGCTTGTGGAGCTGTGGGAAGTGATACTGGTCCAGATAGGGCTCTTGTCATTGGACAAGTAATCGGAATTTCTAGTGGCTCACTAGGTCCAGATTTGATAGGTGATTCCAATATACCCGTTGTATTGGTTGACTTATCCAAGAAGAGAGGTTGGTAAAAATGATGATAAACAAACCTACTATAAATCAAAACTATTCTAGCTTTAGAACTGCTGAATATGTAAAATTTGCTGACACATATGTAGAAACACCACGAAACATGCAACAGTTTATTGGTTTGCTTAACCAATATATAACGAGAGAAGACATGATAATGTTTATAGGAGAAGCTATCAATAGGCAAGCTTGGGAAGAATATATACCCGACCTAGTTGCCGCTGGATTAGTAGATACTATAAATGTTAATGCTCCCGTGGTTTCTTACACTTTTGAGATAGGATTTGATGCTGTTCCTTTGACTGAAGGAGCTGAAATCCCAGTTGCTAAATCTAGCTACGGTAAAGTTAGAACTGAAATAACAAAATTCGGTATAGGCATAGTTATTACTAATGAGACAATTGAAGATGTTCAATCCTTTGATATAACTTCTCGTCAAATAAGACTAGCTTTAGATGCTTGTAGAAGATATGAAGACCAATTAATCATGAAGACACTTATTAATGGTCCTTCTGATGGAACAACTAACTGGAAAACTGGTCAAGTGGTACCCAGTCATATTCTGGATGCCAATGACAGTGATTGGTCTAATTATAATAGTTCTAGTGGAACACTTGATTGGGTAAAAATCCAAGTTATGCTTTCGATTGGAAAATCTGAAGATATTCCTTATGAGACGATGGTTATCCATCCTTATGTCTTTACTTACTTACTTATGATGGATGAATTCAAATCATCTAATGTTTGGCAAGTTCTTCCACCAGACCAACAAGAGACTTTGAGACGTGGAAACATGTATCCTATTGCTGGTTTGGACATTGTCGTTACTCCTTGGATGGATACTGACAAAGCTTTATTCTTGAATAAAAGTAAATATGCTGTTAGATTTATGAGGAGACCAGTCTCTGTTGATAGAGAAAGTCTTATTTCTCATGATAGTATAGCTATTTATATGACTTCAAGAATGGGAGTTGGAATTGTCAATCCAGATGCGGCGGCTAGATTAGATAACTTGACTGGTATTAACCCATCTAGCTTTACGGGCTAAAATTAATTCCTTTTTTCTTTTTTTTATTTATTTTTTACATCTTCTAATCGTCATCTTCTCTTATTTTTCCCCATTTATTATATACACAGTCATATTTACAGAAGTCTGCTTCATCTTCTATTTGGTTTAAACTAATCTTCAATGTGAGTATTCTTATCTTTCTTTTTAATATAAGTTTATTCAACAGTCTCTTGAAAAAAGTAGAGGTCATTTTTTCAATCTCATCTTTATTGTCATCAATCCAACAATTGTTTAACATGCATCTACAGTCTTCCCAACCAGCTTTAATTTTTATCACCATCTTTTTTTTCTTCTTTTATTTTATAATAAAAGAGTTGTTTATTCTTATTTTTTAATTTGTTATTTTCTATTTTAAAAAGAGGTTTAGAGATATATATCTCATATTTTTCTTTGTTTTTACACTCTTTTGTTTCCATGTTTATATCCTCTTTTCTTATTTATCTCTAGTTTTTTTACTATTTCTTCTCCTATATTTATATTCAATCCAGTTGTTAGGTCTAATAATCTAATCATTGTATCTGCTATTTCTTCTTTGAAGTTTTCAAAGTCATAATTTCTGTATGCTTCTAGAGCTTCTGATAACTCTGATACACATAACATCAATTTCGTTGGAATAAAGTTTTCTAACTTATTCCACGCATTTTCTGGAAAAATCCATCCATTTTTATCATTTATTTTTCTTATTTTTTCTTCTATTTTTTCTAGTTCCATTTTTACCTACCTTTATATATTTTTACAGTTTTTAAATGTTTTTGTTCTAATTAAATATATTCAATGTAAGTATGTGTTATTGTAAAATTATGAGTAAAACAACTTTCAATAAAGGATAAGTACATAATAAAAGTATAAGGTATAGAAACAATTAATATCAAGGGTTTTAACATTATAGCCAACCAGATATTGAAAGCAATAATCATTAAAAATAGAATAGGTAAAATAACTAAAAATGCTTTTTCGTTTGCAGAAAATTGTTCTTTATTTTTCTTTTTATTTTTTAACCATGTTATTAAACTAATCATTTTAATCTCCTAAATTTAATTGTTTAATGACGTCTCTATAAATTCTTTCCAGTTATCAATGAACTTATCAATAGGAAGGTGTTTATCAATAGTCTGTAAAGCATTTTCTCCTATTTGTTGTAATTCTTTTTTGGGTATTTTATCGTTTTTTAAATTATCATTCATTTTTATTAACTCTTGAGGAGTATTCACAAAAAATGCATTTTTACCATTTTCGAGTAATGAGGAATTATACTTAAAAGTTCTAGGTCTGGAAATAATTACTATGTTTTTAGATGCCATTGTTTCTCCTACAACAAAACTTCTGGCTTTTATACTTGATGGTTGAAAAATAGCCATATAAGAAGCAATCATGGATTTGTAGGTCTTATAATCAACTAATTTAGTGTTTTTGTATATTTGTTCTAGTGCTTTGTTTTTACCTATAACTTTTATGTTTAGTTGTTTAATCGTTGGAAACCACTTGTATCCAGTTATATAATTACCTATTTCTTTGAACCTATTTACTGGAGTAAGTATTTCTTTTATTGGTTCTTGGTCATAGTTTCTTTTTTCAAATTCTTTTATATCGTGTCCTTCTGGAATGACTATATCTATATCTCTTTTGTAGTTATTACTTGTACAGATAGCTATTGGTTTATTACCCAATCTTGTTATTATATCATTTGTAACTGGTCCAATAAAATGCCAACTGAAAAGTTTTGGTATTGTTGTTATATGACTGAAATGTTTTATGTGTTCTGCTGTTTGTAACATTATTAAGTCGAATTTCTCTTGGTTGCTTACAAATTCTGTAATAGAAATAAGTTTAGCATTTTCTGGTAAATCTCTAGATGTTACTATATTATCTACCCATCTATGTTTCACGTTTTTTCCATAGTCATTTATTATATAGAACTCGTGTCCAGTTCTAAACAATCTTGTTTGATAAGGTCTATGAAAAGGAAAGCAAATTATTTTATATTTTGTCATTGTTATAATATAAACTAATACCTTTAAATATTTTTGTGTGATTAAACTATTAACCGACATGTTTTTGTATTCTTAAAAAAATAGTTAGTATAATGACCTTTATTACTTCTGGTTCAAACTCACATGTAACAAATGTAAGAAATATGTTGACATCTGTAGGAATAATACAAACATTAACATCGGAAAATGAGAGGGCACACGTTTATTCTGGAACAGAGCAATATTATGTATTTGCAAGAAACACACCAATAAAAGATGTTGCTGGGGTGTGGTTAGAGAGCGACCCTTGGCATTCTGGAACAAATTTGTATAATACTAGTAGTGGTTCATATTTCAATTCAATGGAAGGAGAAATATATTTATCCTCTGGAGCGTCAGTATCTTCTGGAGACATAGTGTGGATAACTTATGCACACTGGAATGGTTTAACAGATAATAATTTAAATATAATAATAGACCAAAGAAAAGTATGGTTGAATGCGGAATTTCATGGAAATGATACAGCAAATTATTGGGATTACAATATAAATTCAACAAATGGTGTAGAACAATTAGCTATTTTCACAGTATATGTTCATGCGATAAGAGATGCGATAGTTCAAATGAACAATAGCAATGCGATACAAGGTGGTTTCAGTTATGAAGTAGGACAATTAAAAGTACAAACCAAGTTGTGGGGGGAGGGAATGAGTATGGAAGCATTGTTTAATGAGTACGAAAGAAATTGCAAACAGATGATGAACACATTAAAACTGGTTTATGATGGCGCTCCTTGTGTGATAATAAATAGAAGTACTTATTCCATTCCATATGCAGAAAGGGTTTTCCCAGCTAACAAGGGAGAAAGAATAGTAGATTTAGGAGAAGCAATGATTTATTCATATGGAGATAGGGTTATAATATTTAATAATTAGTAAGTAAGGTGATTAATAAAATGGAATGTCCAATATGTAATGGAGAAATGAGGAAGATTAAGACTAAAGAACATATTCATTTAGGACAAGTAGATTATTATTATACGTTTAAGTGTATAGAATGTGGATTTATAATCTCTACTATGAATTCAGAACCTATAGTAGATAGCTATACAATTATAGACCAAGAATATGATTATTTGGCTGGTACTGGAAGTGCATGTTTATGCACTAATTATGATAATATGGGAAATGAGTAATTATGTCTCAACATAGACAATTAAGTATAGGTAGTCCTACTACTCCTATTGTAGATGATAGAGAATTTAGGTTTATTATGGCACAATTTCCTAGTTGGGCAAGATTATTGAGTAAAAAAGAAGCAACCAGATGTTCTTGTTGGGATGAAATGACTGGAAATAGAAATCCTTATTGTACTATTTGTGATGATGGATGGGTATATGATAATTATGATGATAGACCTATTCAGTGTATAATGGAATCTTTTGCTCCTCATGGAAGAAGTGGAAATGCAGATTTTGTTTCTGAAGCTGGAAGATTACAAAGATATGATTATCTCATGTATACTTATGGTTATGAATGGGGAAAAATAGTTGTTGGGGACACTATAATTTTTCCTATTGACCATCCTCAACAACAGATGGAATTTGGAGTGGTAAATGTTATTCCTCATTTTGGAACTCATGGAAATGTTATATATATTACTTGCATGTTATGGAAAAAAGATGTTCCACAGAATATTTCTTTACCTTCTACTCCTCAGATTTAAACTCTTCTAATATCATTTTTCTGTTGGCTACAACATAACATTCTGAACAATAATATTTTGGATATAGGGATACACTTGTCATATTTATTTCTGACTCTCTTATGTTTGTTGTTTTTGATGTAAAAGATATATTACCTTTTGTAACATAAAGTATTCTTATATTTTTTTCATCTAGTTCTTTATTACACATGTTACATCTCAAATTACAAGTTTTTGTTACATAATCCATAATTAACAACTTTATTTACGATATAAAAATTATTCGATAATTATAAAACCATTAGAAACATTTAAATTATATAAAAATAATGAGTTATATATGACAGATAAAGTAGATAACAAAAATAAGAGAATAAAAAAAGAAGTAAAACCAGTGGCTATTTTTGGTTCGGATAGTCCTTATTATCCAACGGGATTTGCTAATCAGTGTGGAAAGATAGCTGAAATAGCATCTACAAAGATGAAATGGGATGTACATTATCTGGGTTGGCAAACAAGAGGAAACCCAGAAATAAAAGGTTATCCGTATAAAATTCATGGAGTAAAAGGAAGAGCACCATTTGGAAAAGATAGTTATGAGTCGCTTTTTCAAATGACTAATCCAGAAGTAGTATTTACTCAAGGTGATGCTCATATGGTGGATACGTTAGGAGTTATACCCAGACCTTTCTGGTTATGGTATTTTCCAATAGATGGACATCCAATAAATAGGTTAATAGCTGATACATTAAAGAAAGCTGATGTAAGAATAGCGATGAGTAAATATGGAAGAGAACTAGTGAGATTACAATTAAATTTGGATAGTGAGTATGTTCCTCATGGAGTAGATACGAGAGTTTTTAGCCCAGCAAATAAAATAGAGTGTAGAAAAGCTTTTTTTGATATGTATGGAATAGGAATAAATAGTTGTGATTTGGAAGAAATGTTTATCTTTGGTTCGGTGGCGAGACTTAATTTGAGAAAACATCATATCAGACTTTTGGCAGCTTTTAAAAAGTTTCTTGAGACTGGGGCAACAAAAGAAGATATAGAAGAAAAACAAAGAACATGTTTTCTATATCTTCATTTAGACCCCAAAGACCCTCTTTTTGTTCCAGATTTGAACCACGATTATTTGTTTATGGAATGGATAGATACTCTAGGTTTAAACAACAATATTATTATTACTCCTCAAAGAAAAAGAGGTGGAGCAACTTATGATTTTATAGAGGGTATTCCTACACAAGATTTGGCTTTATTGTATAACTCTTTTGATGTTCATGTTTTATCTACTGGAGGAGAAGGTTTTGGTATCCCAATTGTGGAAGGAATGTCATGCGGATTACCTACGATAGTAACAGACTATACTACTACAAGAGAGTTAATAGCCGCAGATGAAGAAGGAAAAATATTAGATTTGAAAGAAGCAAGAGGAATGGCTGTACCTTTTTCTAGATTATATTTAGAACATTCTGGAGTAAATAAAGCATGGGTAGATATAGATGCTTTGGCTATGTCTATGGAAACGTATTATAAAAATAGAGGATTAATAGATGAACAAAAGAAGAATGCTAGAGAATGGGCAGTGAAACATTATGACTGGAAGGTAGTGGAAAAAATGTGGATAGATATATTTGAAAAAGTAAATAATAGAGTGGGGTTGGTTTAAATGACAGCAGATGTAAAAATAGAGACTAGTGTTTTTGCTCCATCTGGATACTCATTTGTAGCAAGAAAATTGTTATTAGAATTAGATAAGTTAGGTCTAGATATTCATTTAGTAGATAAACATGTAGATAAAATGAGATTAAATATCTCAGAAGAAGAGATGGAGATATTTACTAATATGTTGGAGAATACTTCAACCAAGAATGTTCCATTGTTAAGGTATGGAACACCAGTTGTTTTTAACACTCCACCTACGCATAAAAGAAATATTTTAAAATTTGTTTGGGAAAATGATAGGCTTCCACCCTTATGGAAACAATTAATACAAGTATATGATGAATATATAACTATAAATGATTTCGTAAAAGAAATGATTGAAGAAGCAGTAGGAAAAGGTACCAAACCTATACATATAGTTCCTCATGGAGTGGATACAAATGTTTTTTATCCAGATGAACCAATGTTGAAAAAAGATGACAAGGATAGGTTTGTTTTTCTTTCTTTAGGTCAATGGATAATACGTAAAGGTTTTAAGGAATTATTAATGGCTTACTTTAGCGAATTTACTGGAAATGACCAAGTAAATCTAATAATCAAAACTTATGGTATGGATAACAGTTTTTCTACTATGGTAGATATACAAAACAGTATAAAGAGATTAAGTTATAATATGGGTCTAAAAAATCCTCCACATATAATGGTTATAGGACAAATGTTTAATCAAGAAGGGTTACGCAAATTATATAATAGTGCTGATTGTTTTGTTTTACCAAGCAAAGGAGAAAGTTGGTGTTTACCTTACATGCAAAGTATGGCATGTGGGGTACCAGCTATAGCTCAAGAGTATGGAGGACATTTAACTTATATGAACAGAAAAAATTCTTTATTAGTTAAACCAGAAAAGATGGAAATAAGTAATGGAGATGGATGGTATTCTCCTCTTAATGGTTTGAAATGGGCTATACCTTCTGTTGATAACTTAAGAAAAGTTATGAGATACGCTTATGAACATCCAGACATATGTAAAGAGTTAGGAGAAAGAGCTAGGAAAGATGTCCAACAATGGTCTTGGGAAAAGGCTGGAAAGAAACTATACGATGTTATAGTTAATGAGGAAAAAGAGGAGAAAAAATAATGTCTAATAATAAAGAGTGGGATAAACCAATTGTTAATATATGTCCTAACTATCTCATTAATTACTTTAGACAGAATAATATTATTATTCTTGATGAAGAAAAATTTGTTAGCGAGTTGATTAGTAGATGTAACATTCTTACTTGGGAATTAGCGAAGAATATTGTTATAGAACAACATAATAGTAGAGTTACTTATACGATTAACAAGGTAAAAATGGAAAGCAATGAACAAAAGAAAAATATAACTCGACTTGTAGATACACTCATTAACAAGAAAGATAATGTTATAGTCAAAAAGTATGACGTTACCGATGAAAGATAAAATAAAAATAATGTAAAAACATTTATTTATTATCCTTTTCATTTTTTAATTATGATTATTAAGTTGAAATTTAAATATTCTCCTAAATCTGTGAGATATTTAAAACGTGGTATGAAATTTGCATCTAATTATATAAGTAGAGGAATAGCTAAAGAGATGTATGATGTAGTAAGTAATGCTTATTCTTTATATAATTTTCTTCCAAGAAAACCAGATACGGAAAGTAAATATTTATTACAAGGATATGATTACGACCCAGATGCGATGAAGAAAACTGGAGATAGTCTTCGGGCTATTAGAGATATTATGATTGGAAAAAATACTGATATGGCTGATATAAAGTTTGGTTCTACTATGAGTGATGAATTAGTAGGAAAATTAGATAGTGAATTTATTTTTATAGGAGAACACTTAAACTATTGGAATACTGAAGGATTTGGAAGACCAATAGAAAAAACTACATATGAAAATGTTTTGTCTAAAAGAAGAAAAATAGTTATAGATGCTTTGGAGAAAGCTTTTAGTGTAAAAACTATTCCGAGAGGATATGATAAATATGTCTTATGATAGTTATAGTGGTTCAGTATTGGTTCAATATGATGGAAGAGCTTTTTCTCCTATAGATAGTATAAAAGCTCACTTAATTAATTTTCTTTCTGGTACTGCAGAAACAGTTTATTTACAGTCTGGAGCTGGTGGAGCAACAATAAAATTTGTTGGAGATTTTCCTACTAAAGAGAATATTCAATTACCTACTTGTGTAGTTACTGTTGTATCTGAAACCAATCAATATTATTACGGTGCTATGTTGTTTAATATTCCTACTTCTAGTGGGAGTAGTGGAACAACAGTTTATGGTAAAACGTGTGAATATGTTGTGAGGTTTGATGTTTGGGGACACAATGGGTGGGAAAGAGATGTTGTAGCTGGTCAAGTTGAGAACTGGTTAGAGTGGGGTAATACTCCAGAAAGTAACGCTTTGTATAATGTAGGTATAAGAGATTTAAGAGTTGTTCGTTCCGAAATATTAGGTTTTGACCAGACAGATAGAATCATAAAAGAGGTAGACCATAAAGCTATGGTAAGTGAGGAGTATAGAAGAGCTATATGGACAACTATTGTAGCAGATGTTTATTTTAAACCACCAACTGGAATGAAAGATTACACAACTTGGGTAGAAGATATAGTTCAAAGAACTTATATTTCTTCTGGAACAGAAGCTTCATATGATGTTTTAAATACTTCTGGGAGTATAAGCAATTGAGTAAAAGATTTAAATAATACTCATTCGCAAAGTAATATATGTCATCACATAAACTTGCTGGTATATACATAAATGAAACCACACGAGGGATAGCCCCAACTCCTTCGACTACTACTGGGGCTGTGGCTATTATTGGACACATGCAAAGTGGTTCAAGTGGTTATAATATTACTGAAGCAGAAAAGTGGAGTGCATCAAATGAGGGGGAAGTTTTTGTTTGGAATAATCTTATTGATGCTGTTCAAAAATGTGGATTAGCTATGAGTGGTTCTTGGGATAGTGGAACATTTAGTAATTCTACTTTTGGAACGGGTGCTTATGATAATGAGACTAATCTTATTAGAGCTGTAGAACTAGCTTTTCTTGGTGGAGCATCAAAAGTTTATGCTTGTGTTTTATCTGGAACTGGTACATATGGTACAAGTGCTGATACTGGAACTACCCAAGCTCTTGCTAAACTTCGAGAATTTGATGATATTTACTATGTAGTTATAGCTGGAAAACCACCTATTTCAGCAGTAACCACAGAAATGGAAACTGCTTCAAATGTGAATAATGGAAAAGAAAGAATTTATATTACTGGTGTTAGCTTTCAAGAAGCTTTTAGTGGAACAACTTATGACTTAAGCAATTATTCTTCTGCCAAATCTGATTATGGAAGAACCATAACGTTGATAGGTAATACTATACACAAATTTGGTAATGTAGTTTATGACGCTTCTGACAGTCATTTAGCTACCTTATCTCTTGCTTCTGGAAGTGTAGAAATAGGAGGTAATTGGTTATCTGCTTGGTTAGCTGGAAGAAGAGCGGCTATGCAACCTCATGTTCCTCTAAAATCTTTAGGTTTTACTCCAGTTTGGTCTGGTAGTACTACTAAAGCTGTACTTAAGAAATCTGATATGGAAAGTATGAGCGATGACCATGTTTTGTTTCCACGTAGATGGACAACTGGGTCGGCTATTACTTATATGTTTGATAAGGGATGGACTTTTTCTCCCGTTACTTCAGATTTTCAATATTTAACCACCAGAGAAATAGCTGATACCGCAGCTAAAAGAATAAGAAATACCTTATTACCATTTTTGTTTTCGCAAAATACGGCGATAGGTCGTTCTACTGCCAAATCAAGAGTGGAAAGCACTCTCAGACAAATGGTTTCACAAGGAATGATAAAAGAGTTTGCAGTAAATGTTTATGCATCTACTGAAGATGAAGTAAATAGAATAATGAGATGCGATGCTACAATAGTGCCAGTGTTTGAAATAAATGAGATACAAGTAAATCTTGTAGTCTCTGCAACATTATAGGAGTGATTAAAATGCCAGAATACAAATCTGACCACAGTACTGATATAGTATTAAAAATATCTGGAGAAACACAAGTAGGAGATTTAGCTCTTCCAGCATTTAAAGATTCTTTGGGTGGAGAAACCAATTCTCAAGTTATAGGTAGAATAGATTATATTCGTTGGGAAGATAGAAACGATATGTCTATTTTACATGGATATGGAACAAATATACCTATAGAACAACGACCTTCTAACTTTTTAGGTACTTTTAGAGTTAGAATTAAACACATTAATTATGAATTGTTTAAATATGCTCTTGGAGTTATAGTTAATGAGGCTGATGGAACAACTTCTTTATTTCATGATTCTATAGAAGGTATTGACCCAGCCACATTTTTGTGGAATGAGAATACTTCCGAAGGAAAACATTTTCTACCTTATACTTTTCAGATAGAAGTAATTAATCTAAGAAAGAATAAAAAACATGTTCTTTATGATATTACTTTTTATAGAAGAGCTTTTGATGGTAATCAAGGAGACTTCCAAAACGCTGAATTGGAAGGAAACTTTAGATATGCTAGATACGATATTAATGTGGGAACATAAAATAATAAAATAAAATTATACCAAAACATTCTTTACTTTCTTTTTTTTTATTATAATAGATAACAATGTCTGAAGATGATTATAGTTTTAGTAATATAGTTGTTGGTAATAATCCTTACTCTGTGGTTCATTCTAACGATGTAATAATAAGAATAGATATTCCGAGTTTAACTGTTTATGATTTACCTATTGGAACAGCACAAAAGTTTCGTTCAGAAATAGAAACAGTAGGAGAACCTTATTGGTCTATTGGTGGTCCTCCCAATTATCAATTGGGAACAGTTTATTCTACTTCTATTTTGGCTACTGATTACTTGAGACATAGAACAACAATAAAATGTTCTGTGCAAAAAGCAGTATTAAAAAGTAATTATGGTTTATCCTCATTAGGTATGGCTCTTTTACTTTCTCCTTCTGATTATAGTGATAAATTAGCTAATGCTGGAGAACCTTTTTTATCTCCTAATGATGCAGAGATAAAATTTGATGTAGCTTATTCTGGTAGAAGAATAATTTTTAGTGGTTTAATAGGTATAAAATCAGTCATAGATACCACCCAAGGTAATTTTGCTTTTGAAACAATAGATTTCTGGGCTAAAAGTATGAGAGACAAAAGCATTAAATAATAAAAGTTTAATTATTAATTAATGAGTAACGAGAATAAAGAAAAAAAGTTCAAAGAAAAATTGGATAAATTATCAGAAGAATTGGGTATAGACACACCAAATGAAGACATATGTAAAGCTATAGACATGTTAAGTGAAGAGTTGATTTCTGTTATAACTATTAAATATGAAGAAATAAATAAAGAATTTACTTTTAAAGTTAAACCTATTGATTTATCTACTCAAATAAAGATGGAAACAATACAGTTTCCTACTCAAGCGGAAAAAGATAGGTTTATTGTTCATCAATGTGTAATTGAACCTAAACTAACTCCTTCAGTCATTGATAAAATGCCTAAAGGTATGGTTACCAGTATAGTTGTTTTTGCTAACTCTCTGGCTTTTTTCCACCAGACGAGAGTGCAGTTGTCAAGTTTGCAAGAAGCACTCTCGGAAAATATGTCTGGAAAATTTGTAAAACAATAGGTAAATCACCGAAAGAAGTGTTAAATATGTCTTTGAATGAGATAATGTTTATTGCTCAATTCATTGGTCCACCAGAAAAAGAAAAAGATGAAAATAAAGGATGGTAAATAAGTAATGGCTGATATAAGCGTATCTCTATCTGTTGATGCTGAAATATCTAATCCTCAAGAGTTGGCTTTAGAGATATCTAATATGTTTCCCCAACTAGAAGAAAGAGGGGGTTTATCTATTGATACAAGTATGTTTGAAAGAATGTTATCTGAACACACTTCTGAAATGAGAAGAGAGTTATATGAAGTAAAGAAAACTGTTAAAGGAGTTATGCCTTTACTCAAACCTATTTATGGCAGACAGTCTTTAGAACATGTTTTATCTACTCAATTGGGTAGGATAAAGGAGATAATTAGTAAAGATGAAGAATTGGCTGGTCAAAAAATATCTGAACAAGCTGGAGATGTAATAGGTAAAACTGGTATGTCTTCTATTGATTTTGCTAAAACAATAGTTAGAAACGTAGAAGAGATGATAAATAATTTAAATAAGTTAAGTGGAAGAAAAAGATATTCTCAAGAAATAATTATCAAAGATAGTATAAACAGTTTATTAGCTATACTTGAAAGTGAGAATTTAGAAATAGGTAAAGGGAAAATAAAAGATTTACCTAAAGATGTTTGGTCTCCTTTGATAAAAGCTTTTTATAAGGTCATGGACGAAGCAGATTTTAATAAGATAGTTTATGAAGCTCTTAAAGAAGCTGGTTCTGCAGAAATATTAAAATCTCTTTCTTCTGAAGTTAGTGTAGCCCAATTAGGTGGAATAGGTAGAACAGATATTGGATTTGAATATAAAATAGGTGAAGGTACTGTTGCAAGAGGAGCTGAACTTAAAACTTTTCCAGATTTAGTTTCTAGCAATATTGCTTATGCATCTCAAATACAGAAAGTGGGAGCTAGAACACCCAATGAGATAGAACAAGCAATTAATGAATTAAAAGAGAAGATAACCAAGTCTGGTATGAATATAGATGAAGCAATAAAAGAAACACTTGTTAGTTTATGGGGAGAAAAAGAAATCTTTACTTTACTTTCTTTGGGTGCTTCAGAAGGTGTAAGTGATATTTTATCTACTAAAGGATATATTGATAGATTTATA